CAGGTTGTCGAGTGGATTGGGGAAAGAATAATGGAGTTTGAAGCAACTTTAACCTGAGAGGAGCGTGTATGAGAATAATCACTGGAGAGAAAGTAATCAGAACCGAGAACACGGAACGAGGTATGGAACAGTTCGTCATCCGTGTCGATAATGATGCTCTTTGGCTTGAGCATCGGCTTGTGAAGGATGATGGTGAAGAGATTCTTGATGATTCGGAGTGTGATTGGAAATGGGTTTGGGACAGATTGAACGGGACTACTGCGACAAAGACCTTGCCAAGGAGATAACTGATATGAAAAGCGCAAGAGAGATTGCGGAAGAAATCATCAAGGATTATGAAGTGTCTTATAGGGGTATTCGTGTAACAACCGATTTTAAAGTCAGAATCGAGCAAGCCCTCACCGCTCAATATGAGCGTGGCAAAGAAGAAATCCTCAACCGTCCTCCCAATGAAACTTATCACGAAGGATATCGGCATGGGGAGAAGGAAGGATATGAGCGTGGGTTAAAAGAAGATTGGGAAAAGAAATGCTCTCACGCCGCAGACCTTTGCGATAAAAAAGCAGAGCGAGGTTTGTGGAAATCTCAAAACGGAAGGACACCACGATGATTATTCAAAGAAGTTGAGTGTTCGCTGGCTTTGCAGACTTCATCACATGGAATTACATCGGAAAAAGATGGATAACCCAGCCAAGGACAGGATATACGCAGAAGTTGACGCAATTAACAAGAAGTTAATCAAGGAATAAAAAATGATCGCAAGAGTTTTTCCAACAAGAACGAGTCTTAGCCCAACAGATGAACACGCTTATTTTGATACCCCTGCCCTATTCACGCCTGATTATGACGAGGTTCATATTAGCGTGACATTTACTTGGGATTTGCCGAAGGTTGATAGATTGGCATCTGAGTGGAGTGAGAAAGGAAAGGTTATTGTCGGCGGAGTGGCTGTTAATGGTGAAAGCAAAGAACCCTTCGTTTCTGGAATGTACCTTAAAAAAGGTGTGACAATCACTAGCCGGGGTTGTCCCAATAAGTGTTCTTTCTGCCAAGTAAACAAGGGAGAGTTAATTGAATTTGATGAGTTTCCAGAAGGAAATATTATTCAGGACAACAATATTCTTGCCACCTCAGAACGTCATTGGTCACTTGTGATGTCTATGCTTAGGAAGCAAAAGGCTGTAGAGTTTACTGGGGGGATGGAAGCGAGTAGATTAACCCAAGAAAAAGTTGATGATTTAAAGTCACTTAGGTTAAAACGGATGTTCTTTGCTTGTGATCATAAGAACGCAATTAAGGGGCTGGAACGAGTTGCCCCAATGCTTAAAGATTTTACAAGGAATCATCTTCAATGTTATGTGCTTTGTGGTAAAGACATGGTTGAAGAGAAGGCGAGATTGAAAAGAGTGTTTGAACTTGGATTTCTTCCTTTTGCACAACTGTATAAGGATAGAGATAACTCAATTCAATATAGTCGGGAATGGAAGCAATTTGTCAGATCATGGTCAAGACCAGCGGCAATTAAATCAATGATGAAGTTAATCAAGGAATGAGGGAACTATGGAAAAAGAGGATTATAAATTCATTCTGTTGGCGGTGATACTCCCGATAGTTTTCGGGGGATTATTCGGGCTTGGGGCGTGGATTGCGTGGAAGGTTTTGGGGAGTTAATCAACCGAAAGGATAAGTTATGAAAGTCTATGTCGTAACAAAGGGTTCATATTCAGATTATCACATCGAAGCAATTTATGACAACAAAGAATCGGCTGAGTTCTGCGCCAAGGCAATAAATGGTGGCGGATATGATTCAGCAGAAGTCGAAGAGTGGGAACTGAACTCTGGAAAGCCAAAGGTATACTCATGGTTTTGCCGAATCAATAAAAAGACGGGTAAGGTTTCAGAATGTAAGAAATGGGACGCTCGGCTTGAAAATTCAAAAGGAGAAGATGTTGTTGGTGATTATTATTCTATGGGCGAGACAAAAGAGGAAGCGATTAAGAACGCATCCGATTATCGAGCGATGATGCTTGGGAGGGAACATGCCTAACACGAAGAAGAAAAAGTGGACAGGAACTTCAGTTGCAATTTTCGATAAACGCAAAAAAGATATTGTGAGAATTGCCCCACAAACATTTCTTGCCTTATCCCTGCGGGGCGCATTTTCAAAAAAGCATTTTAAGATTATTAAGTTAAAGTTGGAGGAGTTATGAGCGACCCCATCATAAAAAGATATTCAATCGTTGCCTATGGAATTGAAGAAAAACCAAAGGGAAGTCTTTTAAGGGTTGAAGATGTAATTCAACATTTAAGGTATATCTTGCACGACGATGAGCTTGTGATTTCTAGGTGCGAATCGCTTCTTGATATCTTGAGGAACCCAAAATGAGCGACATCGTGAAGTGTCCACTATGTAATACAAGATGTGTTTTAAAGGAAAGCAAATCTCCTATGGGTTATAATCATTCTTACGAGCCGATTGCGCCGAGCTTGGAAAAACTTTTAACAAGAAAAATAATTATCAAAGACTGGGTTCTTGAAAACGATGGAGAGCAAGTTCTTGGGGAGCTTATTGGATATAACCGAGCCATAGATGACTTGGAAAATGCCATCCACGAACTGATAACAAAAGGAGATAAAGATGACCCTCCCCAAGCCTTGATGAGATTCAAGGATGTCTTAAAGGGAAAATCACAAAGCAGAAAGGATAAGCATGGGGCCTAAAACGCGGGGGAACTACAGGACTGGGATCTGCCTGAGAGAGTGCGCGGCCCGGGGTAAAGTTTGCGACGAGTGTATCCGTTTTTCAGAATACAAGGAGATTAAAAATGAACCGATGCAAACCGAGAATCGAGCAACCGACGCACGCGCCGGCAATCCGGAGGCGTAGGCAGATCGAGCGCGGGAGCTTTAAAAAAGAAAATGGGGTGGTGTATGGTTCGGAGAAGGAACATGATTTTCATGCCGCGGCAGAACAAGTTCAACGCGCAGACGACTGTCGTGGACGGGATCCGGTTCCACTCGAAGAAGGAGGCGCTGTATTATCAGACTTTAAAGATTTTGTGTCGAGCGGAGGACCCGAGCCAAAAGATCAAGGGATTCAAAAGACAGGTTTCATACGATCTTTACTGCGATGGGCGAAAGGTTTGCTCGCACGTTGTCGATTTCCTCGTAGAAAACCTTGACGGATCGCTCGAGGTTCATGAGGTAAAAGGGTATCAGGATGGCGCGGCCTACGCGCTTTGGGATCTGAAACGGAAAATCTTCGAGGCAAACAATCCAAAAATTCCGTACATGGTGATCGTGTGAGAGAGGATCCAGAGTATGATCCAGAGGTTTCCAATTCAACTTGCGACTATAAACGACCAAAACCAAAAGGGAAAAAGAATTGTGGACATCCAGTAGGATATAAATGCTGTTGTTTTGCTCACCACGGTGATCGGTATGACGAGGGATACTATGACACCGTGAGTGAAATGCAAAAACCGATTGGAATAAAACTCGCCGAAGGATTTTATTTATTAAGAGATAAAGACTTTTGAGGTTTTATTATGCCACGGTGCGCCACGCTCCGCGAAATGAAGGATTTCTGGAACCGGTGTCTTTCGGCGCTCGATCAGCAAGTGATCCCGCTCGAGAGCGAGCAAGCGAAGAAGTGCGCGATCCAAGCGGTGCAGAGGGTGTTACGCTCCATGATGGACGGAGATTGTGGCTCTGAACTGATCCTAGCAATCGTTTCTTACCCCTTTTCCCTGAAATTCCCCAAAAAAGAGGATTTCTTCCCCGAAGAAGTGGTCGAGCAAGATGTCCTAGCCGCGTTTAAAGAAGAAAAAGCCCTCGAAGAATCCCCGCAAGAATAAAAAAGTCCTACCCCTGGTATCCCACCCCCCGTGATACAATATTTTTATGAGGATTGGTGAAACTGTGTCTATCCAAAACGTGTGTTGCCGCCGCGCCATGTCAATCATCGACACTGGGCATCACTCAGGAACCGTGACTTTAAAATGTCATAAGTGCGGAAAAACTGTTTCTCGAGACAAGGACGAGGACAAGAATGGCTAAACGCGGGAGAAAGCTTTATTGGACTGACAAACGCGTTGAAATGCTCGTCCGGACCATTAAAAAATACTGCAAGGAAAAACTCCACGAAACCTTCCGCGATCACGGATCAGAAAAATCTCCGAAGCTTATTGGTCCCCATATTGCTTCCATTGAGGATTTTTGCAAGAGAAGGCATGTAAATCATTCTACGCTAAGTAGTTTGGAAGAAAAGTATCCCGAATTAAAAGCGGCAATAAAAGGGATTGTGCGCGCGAGAAATGAAATGCTGATCAAGTTTGGGGTTCTCGGAATCTACAATCCCGTGTTTTGTATTTTCGCGGCCAAGAATCTCATGGACTGGAAAGATACTGCGCTCATCGATCAGTCTCAGAAAAAAGAGGAACATTTTCATTTTTCCACGATCGATAACATCACGAAGGAGATCAATGAGCAACGTAGAACTCGAGCCGTGGCTAACGCCGCGCCAGAGAACGGTCCTCGAACTGAATCGGAACCCGGTCTTATTCTCGGAGAAAGTCCTGAAAGAATCGCCTTGGGACAAGCAAGTGGAAATCATGGAGGCGATCCGGGATCACAAGAAGGTAACGGTCCGGTCAGCTAACGGGGTCGGGAAAGATTGGACCGCGGCGAACATCGCTCTTTGGTTTTTGTACACGCACGAGCCGGCGGTAGTGATCACGACTGCGCCGACCAACAGACAGGTTGAGCAAGTTTTATGGGGGGAGATCCGAAGGAAATGGGCAAAAGCGAACAATGTTCCATCGGATTGGACCAAGCCCCTTGGTGGGCGTTGCCTGAACCTGAAGATCGAGATAGAACCGAAGTGGTATGCGATAGGGTTCTCGACGGACGACGAGAGCCAGTTCCAGGGATTCCATGATGAAAACATCCTTATCATTTTCTCGGAAGCGCAAGGGATCAAGCCGATCATCTACACGGCCGCGTCCGGGTGTCTCACGTCCGGGAACGCAAAACTTCTTCTCATTGGTAATCCTCTTATTCCTTCCGGTGATTTTTATAATTCATTCCGCGATCCAAGCTTTCACAAGATCAAGATCTCGGCGTTCGATTCCCCGAATGTCAAAGGCGGCCCAGGGTGTCATAAGGTCCCAGGAATCGTCACCCACGAATGGGTTGAAGAGAAAAAGCTCGAGTGGGGCGAGGACCATCCGTTCTACCAAGCGCGCGTGCTCGGGGAATTTCCCATGGAATCCGACGATACGCTCATCTCGCTCCGGTGGATCGAAGCGGCGATTGACCGGCCGATCGAAGTCCCAACCCCTCGCAAAGCTCTTGGAGTTGATGTCGCGCGCTACGGATCCTGCGAGACTGTGCTTGCGGAGTTTGACGGGTATCGCGCCCGCTTCCCGTCCATTCGTAAGGATCGATCTATCGTTGATACCTTTGGAGATATTGTCGCCTTCATGGCTCAGGGACAAGTGGAGTCCTTCCGCGCCAAAGAGATCCCTATCTTTGTTGACGATATCGGCGTGGGCGGTGGTCTCACGGATCTTCTCCAGCGCGAGGGCTATCGCGTCAATCCTGTTGCGGCAAACGCTGTCGCCGTGGACGCGGAGAAGTATTATTCCAAGCGCGACGAAATGTATTGGGAGCTCCGGGAGCGATTCCGAATGGGAACAATCTCAATCCCAAGAGATGAAAAGCTCATCAGTCAGCTTGCCGGTCTCAAGTACGAGCACACCACAAGAGGTCAGATTCGACTCATTTCAAAAGAGAAGCTCCGGAAAGAAGGGTTCCAGAGCCCGGACAGAGCCGATGCTCTTGCTCTCGCAGTGTACGGCTGGAACCATGGCTCGATCACCCGCGTTCATATCAACTTTGACCATATCATGGCCGGGGGCGGGCGTGGAGGGTACTGAAATGACGGGAGATGTGTCCTCTTCTCAAGAGCTTTGGGAGGTGTTTAATGCCGTTTGTCTCTAAGGCACAAGCCCGCGCCGCGTTCTCGGGGGCGCTCGGGTCGAAGATGAAAGCGCGCGCAAAGGTATGGGCGCAACATACGCCGAACCTCGGGTCTCTTCCTGAACATGTCAAAAAGGGGAAAAAGCATGGTCGAAAAAGCTGATATCGTGATAAGTCCTGAAGAAACGCTCATGAAAGAGGTCGTTCCTGAACTGAACAACGACGCGCTTCCTACCGATGCCGCGGTCATTAAGCAGAGGGAGATCGACCGGGTACTCGCCTTCGTGGTGGATTGTATCAGAGCCGGTGAGGATTACCGCGACAAGTTCAAGAACACATGGGACGAGATCGAGAAACAGGTGCGCCAAGAGGAACCGGAGGGCTGGCAGTACAAGGAGGCGTGGCAGAGCAAGGTATTCGTCGGACTCCAGGCAAAGACATCGGAGACCGCGTTCTCGAATGTTGATGCCATGATCTTCCCCAATGACCTGTTCTTCGAGGTGCGCGGGGTGGAGAAGCGGGACCGGGACGAGGAGGAAGCTCTTTCGGACCTGATCAAGAACATTCTCGATCAGGGCGGGTATTTCGACGAGAAGGATTTTATGCTCGAAGAAGCGATTGATATCGGCACGAGTTTCATGAAATTGATCGCGCGTCCGGACAAGAGCGGCGTTGATTTCGTGTGGCGCTCCTGCTACGACTGCCTCGTTGACCCGAAGGGCGGGCATAATTGGGAGAACCACCGGTTTTGGATTGACAGGATCGAGAATAAAGACATCTCGGATCTGATCCGGGAAGCGAGCCGGCCGGGAGGGCTGTACAAGCCAGAAGAGATACAGACCATGCTGAACGGCATGTCGAGCGAGGGAGCCGGCTCGAGTGAGGATGGTCTCGCGGTCGTGCGCGGGATCGACGGGACCACGGACGTGAAGATCCCGAAGGATTACAAGACGGTCACGCTCTATGAGTTTTGGGGGCTCGTCCCTATGCCGTGGGACGGGGAGAACCTCGATAAAGGATATGTCTTGAAACCAATGGTGGTGACTGTTGTGAATAAGTCGTGGCTTCTCAGGAAGGATCCAAACGCTTACGGGTTCATCCCTGTTGTTCCGGCGAAGATCAAACCGAGGAAATACGATTTCTACGGGAAAGGCTATCTCTTCAACGGCCGTGGCACACAGGAGCTCATGAACTCGATGGTGAACCTTGGGTTCGACTCGCAGAAGATGACGAGTATGGATATCGCGGTCGTGGACGCTAATAATATCGCGGACCAGAGCTCGATCAAGTACAAGCCGATGGCGGTGTGGCTCGTGAAAGGGCCGCCCGATCAGGCGGTGAGTCTCAGGCGGCAGTCGGGCGGTGTCTCGGCCATGAACGATCTTATGACCGGGGTTGCTCTTCTTGACCAGACGCACCAGGATGTGACGGGCGTGACGCGGCACGCGGAAGGAACGTCCACGATCGATGGGAAGAAGGGTGGGGACAACACCCTCGGCGAGTATCAGCTTAAACTTCAGGCGGTGGACCGCCGGTTCATGTCTCAGGCGAAGAGGTTTGAGGAAGAGCATATCAAACGCTTGCTTGAGGCGATTTACAAGATCATAAAGAACCCCGTCCTTTTCACACAGGAGGCCGCGGACGAAATCCTCGGCATGAAAGAGGTTCCTGTTCCTGATCCGGTCACGGGAAATATCGGGCGCGTGCTTGAGGTTCCCCGGCTGATCCTAAAACCGATCCAAGAGGACGATAGGATGACCCATGATTTTATCGCGGCTGGGGTCATGCAGTTCTCGGCTCGCAAGGAAGTGTTCGAGAAACTGAAGATGGCTCTCGAGGCGGCCCTGAGCAACCCTCTTCTTTCCGCGCTCTCGAATGTGGATCTCATGTGGAAAAAGTTGTTTCAGGTGTCTGACATCCCGGATTGGGAGGATTTGATCAAGGACCCTGAACAGATCAAGAAACTGGTCGGGCTTTTGCAGGGGATGGGCGGTATGCCGGGGCAGGGAGCTCCTGTACCGGGCGCGCCCGGTCCCGCTGTTCCGGCACAGCCGCCTCTACCCGGCGTTCCTACTGGAATGAGGCCGCCGAATGGATGAGGACCAGAAACGGATAGCGGCGCACCACGGCTCGAGGTTGAACGCGCTCCGGCAGTTCCCGGAGTTCAAAGAGTTCCTCGAGATCGCGGAGGATATGTATAAAGCGCATCTTGAGCGTTTACTTGTGAAAGACGATCCTGAGGCGAGAGGGGTTTGCAAAGGCATCGTGGGACTCTTCTCGAAATGTTTTGATGATATCCGGTTTGGCGAGGCATTAACCAAAGAGCTTTGGGAGAAACAAGTTAATCAAAAATAGGATTGCTGACGGCCGACTCCCCGGCCGTACAAGTCCGCGAACAACGAAGGAGATCCAAGATGGAACGGGAAAATCCTGACAATAATCAAGACCCGACGGGGGCTGAAGGGTCCGCTGGATCCGAAGGCAGTCCGGACGGCAACCGGCCGAGTGTCGAGGAGCTTCAAGCGCGGCTCCAAGACAAGGACAGGCAGAACACCGAGCTTGCAACGCGGCTCGCGACTCTTGAGGCGAGGATCGCCCACGGGGACGCGACCGCGGAGGACAAAGAAGAAGCGGAAGCTATCGAGAAAGAACTTGAATCGGCGCTCGAAGAAGCGGTTGTGGATCCAAAAGCCGCGGCCAAGAAACTTCGTGAGGTCGTTCAAAAACGGATCAAGACCGAGGTCAAAACTCAGACCACGGCCGTCATGTCGGAACAGGATCGTGAGGCGCGGGCAAGGGCCGCGATCCAAGCCGATGTCGAGTCCGTCTTTCAGAAGCATCCGGATCTTCGCCCATTCGAGGGAGAGATCGCGCGAAGGGCGCGTCCTTTAATGCAGGAAGGGAAATCGTTCAAAGAAGCCATGTTCGAGGCCGCTGACGCAGTTGCGCGCGATCAAGAAGCCATTCTAAAAAAACGAATGGGAGGTCAAGGCGCGCCAAGCGGATCACAGGGCGAGCGGGGGAATCAATCCTCCGGCTCTGAATCGGCACGGAAACCGGGAAGCTCAGCGGATGATCTCAAGGATGATCCAAGAGATTATATCCGAGAGCGGAACGCGATCCGGGATAAGGCGCATCAGGCTTCCTAGAAAGGCAAAACGCCATGCAACTTTGGGTAACCAACTCACTTGGCGGGAACCTGACGAACAACAAACTGTCGAAGCAACTGAGGAATCAGGCGCTTCCGATGTATGTCTATCGTTGACGAATTGGCGATAGTAAAAGGAGACTATATGCTGGAACAACATCAAAAAACGGAGGTCCTACCAATGGAAAAATCCTCTGTTCACGGTGTCAATCAGCAGGAAACTTTAACGGAAGAAGAAATCGGATGGCTTGCTGGTTTGATTGATGGCGAAGGCTCGATCATTATGAGTAATCGCCACAAAAAAATCGGGAAGTGGGAAGGAAAAGGCGTTGAAGTTCAGGTCACTATGGGAAACACCGACGGAGGGATCGTGAAGAAATATATCGATCTTCTTCGCAAGATAGGTATTAACCCGTATGTGGTAGAACGGATGCCGAACCAACACGGTCATTTAATCCGCCCGATCGTGTATGCAACAATTTCGAGAATGGAACACATTAAGAAACTTCTCGAAATTCTCGAACCCAATCTAGCGGGAGAGAAAAAGCATCGGGCCAAGATTATGATCGAGTTTGTAACAAAGCGGATATCTTCCAAAAGAGGATGGTATACCAAATCCGATTTTGAAATCGTGAGCCGATTCAAGGATCCTCAGAGAACATACGCCTCCCCCGGAAACGGGATGATATGTTCCGAACTTTCTGGAGACAGAAAGAACAGCCCGGAAACGATGGCTGTCGCGGCATAACGCCGTGGTAACAGAGTAGCAGTTCGCGCAGATCAAGGATGAGGGGTTAGGCCGCAATTCCGGCGATACCGTGTATTTCGATAAAGTGCTCCGCATCGATACCAAGGGCGGCACACTCACCGAAACCTCCACGGTCCCGTCAAACCTCATCAAGATCGTGAAAGATTCCGTGGTCGTAGCGGAGTGGGGCAACTCAGTCCAATACACCAAAAAGCTCGAGGATCTCGCGGAATGGGATCCGAACAACATCTTCCTGAAGGGCCTCAGGGACGATCAGGCCGAAGTTCTGGATAGCGCGGCGAGCGTGCCGTTCACGGTGGCGAAATTTGTCGCCGTCGCAACGAGCACCGCTTCCACGATCCTCACGAGCAACGGCACAGCAACAGCGACCGCAAGCGCGAGCATTTCGGATAAGAACGTCCGCGATCTCGTGGATTTCATGAAGGGGAAACAGATCCCGAAGATCGGGGGCCGGAAAGGGTATTACGGCGCAATTCTCTCGATCAAGTCTTGTCGCGGGATTTACGACTACCTTCAGGCGATCGCGCAGTACACCGAACCGGAGTATCGTTACAACTCCGAGGTCGGGAAGTATTACGATTGCCGGTTCATGGAGGACAACGCTTTCCTGTCGGACGGCGTGGGTTCTTCCGCGGCATACGGAAACGGGTATTTCTTTGGGGATGAAGCCCTTTCCGAAGCGATCGCGGTCCCGGAGTACACGGTGGCCGATGTCCCCACGGATCTGGGCCGTTCCCGGAAGGTGGGGTGGCTCGCCATCCTGCAATTCAAGAAAACTTGGGATCTCACGAGCGATGACCTCAATTCGACCGGTAAGGGGATTGAGAGAATCGTGCGTGTGACTTCCGCTTAACCGCTAACTGAGAGAAAGGAGGGCAATCACCATGCGTGACTATGCTGATGATAGTTTGAACGCGGTCCAACAGCTTCCGCTGAAGGGCAACGATTCAACGACCCTGCTTCTGACCCCTCAGGCGGGGACGGGAGCAGAAACCAAGACGCACACAACCACCCTGAAAACGGAAGTATTCGGGCGTAAAGTGGTCATTAAACGGCTACTTTACCTCGTTGAAACCGCGCAGACGGGGGCCGGGAACAACCTGACGCTCGATGTGTACAAGAACACAACGAGTTCCGGGTCGCTTTCGGTAACGACCGAAACGGCATTAACGGTTTGCACGAGCTCCGCGCTGGATATTGAGATGGCGAAAACTGACTATCTCCGTGTTCTTGCGCTCTCGCGCACGACCGCTTCTGACGCGAACTCCGCGAAAGGGAACCTGATCGTTCTCTACGGCGAACGCTACGAATCGGGCGTTTAAGGTTTGAGGGAAGCCGGGGCTCTAGCGCTCTCCGTCGCTAGGCCCCGGTGGAACTCTTGGAGAAAATCTTATGGTTTGGAAAGCTGAAACTTCGCAGGGGTTCGAGCAACGGAAGGTCCGTCCAAGGATCGCGGAACTCCTTCGCGGGTCCATTCTCGATGTCGGGTGCGGGTCAGAGAAGATCGTTCCGGCCGCGGTAGGAGTGGATCTCTTCGCCCCGGCTGATATTCTTCTCGATCTCTCGAGCCCGAACCCTCTCAAAGTGTTTTCTTCCGATTTCTTTGATGTGGTGTTCTCATCCCATTGTCTCGAGGACATGCCGTTCCCGAAAGAACTCCTGAGAGACATGTTCCGGGTCCTCAAAATAGACGGCCGGCTCATTTTATATCTTCCGCATAAGGACCTTTACCCGAATGTCGGGCATCCGGACGCAAATCCAAGGCACAAACACGATTTTTTACCCGAAGATGTCATTAAAATCCTCGAAAGCATAGGCCCGTTCTTCCTCGAGCGGTGCGAGACCTGCTCGGAAGGGGACGAATATTCGTTCCTGATCGTGGCAAAGAAGCTAAAATCCGAATTTTTGTCGCCCTTTCAGGTTCAAGAAGCGAAACCGAAACAGAAAACAGCGGTGGTGTGCCGGTACGGCGCGATCGGGGACGCGATCCAGGTCACTCCTCTCCTTCGCACACTTAAAAACGACGGGTTTCATGTGACCGTGAACTGCACTCCGGCCACGGCATGCGTTTATGAGAATAGTCCGTGCGTGGACGACCTTCTTCTGATCGAGAAATACACGATCCCGACCACGCACCTCCACGAATACCACGCGGTTCTGAAGAAAAAGTTCGATCTTTTCATAAACCTCTGCGAATCGATCGAGAGGACGCTTCTCCTTGAGCCGAAGGACGCGCATTTATTCAATCTCCCGAAATGGGCGCGCGAGAAACGATGCAACATCAATTACACGGACTGGATCCTCGCGCTCGGAGGGTACGGCCACATCACCGGCAGGAACCCGGAGCTTTATCTTTCGGAATACGAACAGCACATGATCCATTTATTCAGAGAGAAACAGAAAGGGCGGTTCCTCGTTCAATGGGCGCTTGCCGGCAGTTCATGGCACAAGATTTATCCGTTTGCCGACGAGATCATGCTCGAGCTCGCGGACGAGATCCCGGAGATCGAGTTCTATCTTTGTGGGGGGCCTGAGATACGGATGCTCGATTTTGAGAATAAGAAGATCCATCCCCGGATCGGACAATGGCTCTGGCGGCAATCGATCATCATGCCGTCCGTTATGGACCTCGTGATCGGCCCTGAGTCCGGGGTGATCAATGCCGCGAGTGCGTTTGATACTCCAAAGATCTGTCTCCTGACCCATTCCTCAAAAGAGAACCTCACGAAATACTGGAAGAATGACTATTCCTTGGAAAGCGAGGCGGCGTGCCATCCCTGCCACCGGCTCGTCCATGAAACGGAAGGATGTCCGCTTGACAAACAGTTCAATCTCCCGGTCTGTATCTCGGAAGGTCACCCGAAAGAGCGTCTGAAATCGAGGATCTGGGAAGTGTACCTGAAGTGGCGGGACACGCGGTTCAATAAAACGGAGGCAATTTTAAATGCCAAGTGATATTGACGAACATCTTCCTCTTCTCGCGGCGTGGGTCCGGTATCTCAAGGCGACGCGGATCGTGGAGCTCGGGACCCGGGAAGGGGAATCCACGCACACGCTCGTTCAGGCCGCCATGAAAACAGGGGGGCGCGTCATTACGATCGATAAGGACGATTGCCGGCCCCGGTGCAAGTGGATGAAAGGGGAGTACGAGCCGCACATCGTTTTTATTCAATCGGACAGTCTCATGGTCGGGATGGAGAACGACTCGATCGATCTTCTGTTCATCGACACGAACCACGAACTTCAGCATACCACGAATGAACTCATGCTTTGGGCTCCAAGAGTAAGGCCGGGAGGGGTGATCCTTCTCCATGACATGAACTGTGATGGGGTCCTGATCGCGGTCGCGAATTTCTGCGTCGAGAACAATCTTGAATACTTTTACGACAAAAGACAGAACGGGCTCGGAGGGATCCTCGTATGCCGGTAGTCATGGACAGTTGGAAGGAACAGAAAGGGAATTTCCTTGGATATCGGTTCCGAAAGGAAGGGAAACCCGTGTGCGGGGAGATGAAATGCCCGATCTGCGGGAAATGGTTCTCGTGGTCGCTCCAGAATATCGAGCGGTATATCCTCGAGAAACGGTGGGATGAGAAGCGCGGGGAACCGTCCCACTGTGGGAACTCCCTTTGCTGGGATTATCATATCCGTTGGCTAAAACATGTCGAGAAGATGCGCGCAAGCTCAGAATACCGGGCAGAGAATTTTATCGAGCGACAGAAGCGCCGGTTCCAGAAAACGGAGCGTGACGCACACGATCTTTTCCTGCGTCTTAAAGCGAGAGGGGTCGTAGCATGAAAAAGGTTGTCGTTCTTATACCCATGTTCAACCACGCGGATCTTACCGATAAGTGCGTTGAGTATGTTCTTAAAAACGCAGGAATACCCGTCAGGATCGTTGTGATCGATGACGGTAGCGAGCGTCCCTATTCAAACTCTCTCACCGAGACAATCAGAATCCCGAATAATTCGGGTTTTACAAAAGCCGTGAATGAGGGGCTTAGGGCGCTCCGTCTTGATTATGATTATGTGCTTGTCCTGAACAATGACGCTGAGGGACAGCCGGATTTCGTGAAATCCTTGGTCGAGCTTGCGGAATCCGATAAAAGGATCGGGGTCGTTGGTTCGACAAGGATCGGGTCTTGGGAACCGTACCGGGAAGCGGCCGGAGGCGCGGACCTCACGACAGGGCTTGTGTACGCCTCTCAGGAGAAGGACGCGTTCAAGGAACCGGTTCAATGCGTGTGGTTTCCGTTCTGTTCCGTGCTTCTGTCCAAGGATTGCGTCGAAATGACAGGGCTTCTCGACGAGAAAATGCGGAATCATAACTCCGATAACGATTATTGCCTGCGCGCTATCTTTCAGGAGTTCGCGGTGGTCGTGGAACCGAAGTCGAAGGTGTTCCACCATCAGTCCTGCACATGGCTTCCGATGGGGATCACTCCCTACGCGGACCAGAAGATATTCGCCTCGAAATGGTTCGGGGCGGCCATGAACGAGATTTTAGGCGCGATCCCGATCAATCAACAGATGGGGAAATGGGGAAAACTGGAGTTTCATTATGAAGAAAAAGAAACCGAAAAAGTGCCGGAAATAATCGTATGAAGATACTCGTAGTTCGTCTCGGAGCGTGGGGTGATTCGATCGTGATCACTCCGTTTTTAAGGTTCCTGAAGAGGCAGGGGCATACGATCGTCCTCCACACTTCAGAGATCGGAATGAAAGTCCTGAAAGAGAACTCGAACATTGACCAGTTCGTTCCGTATGTGGCGAACTCCGTCCCAGACGATAAGTTGGTCGAGCATTGGAATATGCTGAAAAATAATCTAGGGTGCGACAAACTAATCAATCTTTGCGAGAGTCTCGAGCGCGCGATCTCTCTTCATCCGATCGACCCGGCGTATAACCTATCGAAAGACGAGCGGCGCGCGCGGTGCGACAAGAACTTTTACGAGCACACCTTTACTTATGCCGGCGTTGAGCAAAACACGCATATTGAAAGCTTTCTTCCCGAACTTTTCTTTTCCGAGGAAGAGGAGACCTCGATGCGGAAATGGTTCGAGCAGTTTAGGAACAGGTTCGTCATTGTTTGGGGGCTATCCGGTTCCGCGCTCCATAAGGCGTACCCCTACACAGATTATGTCATGGCTGAACTCCTAAGGGATCATCCCGATATCGTATTCATCACGACCGGGGACGAGCTCTGTCAGGCGCTCGAGCACAAGGATAAGCGTGTCGTGAACCGGTCCGGGATCTGGTCCATGCGCGAAGCGGCGCTCGCCTGTAAGTACGCGGATCTTGTGGTGGCCCCGGATACCGGCCTTTTACATGCCGCCGGCTGTTACGTCACTCCAAAGATCGGGCTTGTCGGGTCGAATACGCTCAATAACCTCACGAAACATTTCGTGAACGATTTCTCTCTACAAGCGGATGAGCACCTCGCGCCATGCTCCCCGTGCTTCCGTCTTATTTACAAAGCGTCCACTCAATGCCCCGTGGACCGGCTCAGTCTTATCCCGGTCTGTATGTCGAAAGGGATCCGGCCAGACCTCGTAAAAGAGAAGATCGAAACCGTAAAATCAAAATTCGGAGTAAAAAGTGAACACTCAGGAAACGCTATCCAGATGCAGAATTTGTAATAGGATCCCGGCGCAGAAGTACACGATGCGGAGCCCGGAAGGGACGGACCTCGTTTATTTCTTCTGCCGGTGCGGGGTGATCTATCACGATCGCCCGGTGGACCAGAAACGGTTCACGCCGGGATATCTCGCAAAGATCCGGGAAGCGAAGTTCTTTCAGGACCGCATTGATTATCCAAGGCGCGTCTACATGCCGATCATTGAGGAAGCGACCTACGGCCGGGAATCTCTCGATGTCGGGTTCGGGTTCCCGGAAAACATTCTTAATATGCGCGATCGCGGTTGGCTTTCGGACGGGATCGATCTCATCAAAAACGATTATATCACCGGGGATTTCGAGAAATTCGAGTTTAATGACATGTACGACCTCGTGATCCTTCATCATGTCGTTGGATCCTTTTCTGATCCTGAGAAAGCGATTGAGAAGGCCGCGGCACTCGTTAAGCCGGGAGGCGTGGTATTCGTCATGGCCCCGGATGCCGGGAGCGCGATCGAGACTGGGTTCAAGGACTTCGGTCATTGGGGGATCGAGAACAGGACCATGTACTCGCTGGAAAACATGAAAAACTCTTTTTTTAAGAACGGATTTGAGAGAGAGCCGCTTGCTCAGGTCGTGAATCTTTCTCCTCGGTTTCTTTACAAGAACGATTTTCATTTGATCATGAGGAAAGGTCTAAAATGAAAAAACTCTGGATTCTTGCAATTCCTTTTCTTCTCATTTCTTGTCAGCCTGCGTTTGCGGATTCTCAGGCGGTGTATTCTCTCGCCGCGGAGATAGAAACTGACACGACTAATTTTAACGGGAATCTTTCTCCAGCGGACACCGATGTTCAAAAAGCGCTCGATACAATAGATAATTTGACCATTGTATCAGCGGAAACCGATCCGCTCTCTCTCCACTTAAACGGCGATAACACGATGACGGGCAATCTTAATCTCACTGCGGGAAACGACATCCGTCCCTCCGCAAATTCCACTACTGCAATCAATATCGCCCAAGCGGACGGAACAGATTTTGTAATCTTTGATACGACGAACAAAAAGGTGACCATAACAAGTGGTTCGCCAAGTGTTTCTCTTGCTCCTACTTCGGACTCGCTTGATATTGCTACCGACTCTTCAACAGTTCAAAGAATTATTGCCGCATCTGATACTGGTGCTACTGCTCCCGCACTCAATCTTTTGAAGGCAAGAGGAACAATAGCGTCTCCTACGATAGTATCAAGCGGAGATACACTTGGGGCTATTAACTTTCAAGGCTGGAGTGGAACTTCCCGAGTAAACGGAGCAAGAATATTAAGCCAAGTAGATGCTACACCTGGCTCAAGTGATATGCCGGGAAATCTAACTTTCCTTACAACTCCCGACGGTTCTATAACCCCTGCCGAAAGAATGAGAATTACTAATGCTGGTTTTGTCGGTGTAGGAACGACAAGTCCACAAGAAAAATTGGAATTGAAGGACGGGAGTTTTTATCTCTCCGATGCTGATGTTGCTCACGGTATGACGGACCTCTACCCTACAAATGTTTATGGTGGGGTGCTCCCTTATAATGGAACAGCAGGCGGTCTAAGAATTGATGGATTGAGCGACTCTAATGCAACTGCATTTTACTTTAGAGGCACAGTTGGCGATACTACAGTTACAGCCCCCGCCCTTGTTTTTGCTGGGGCAAAGAAAAGTGGAACTGCCGCTCAAGCACTCAGTTCTACTGAACCTGTTTTCCAATTTAAGAACTATGCAACAGAATTAATGACTATTCTTGGGTCAGGCAATGTTGGCATAGGAACAACAAGTCCTTCCACTCCATTGGAAATCTATAATGCCGCAGGTAATACTGATAAAGAATTTTTAAGACTTCGCACTTCAGGTTCAAGCACTGGGGCAGGCATACAGATAAAGTTCGTTGAGAGCACTTCAACAGAAGTAGGCAGAATCTATACAATGGATGAAGGTTCTACCGCAAGAATGACATTTTCAACTTATGGTGCGGCAGATACTTTAACTATAAAAGATGGCAATGTTGGAATAGGAACGACGAGTCCAACCAGTTCGCTTCATGTTGTTAAGCAAGATGAGGTCGCCATTTATTCTGATGTATATTCAAACACAAATTATTCAGGAGGCACGGTTGGGAGAAGAGCAAGAGGAACAATCGCCAGTCCCGCAGTAGTTCAATCGGGGGATTATATATCGGCTATTTTTGGAAGGGGATATACGGGGGCAGCATTCCCATCTTCTTCTAATGGGGTCATAGGCATATTAGCCGCAGAAACATTTAACGCTGGAGCAACAGGAACTTATATCACCTTTGAAACAACCCCGAACTTGTCCACAACAAGAGCAGAACGAGTAAGGATTACCAATGCGGGTCTTGTAGGCATAGGCACGACAGCCCCTTCCAATTCAGCGATGTTAGATGTGGCTTCTGGCGTAATGAGCATAGTTGTTGGGGCGGATAACAACGTAGCAGTAACCCGTACTAACGCAACAAATAAATCAGCAAGAGTGGGTGCTTACCACTACACTAACGCTGAAGAACCAGTCGGGATATTTCTTGCGACAAGTAGCAGCACAGCAAATAGTGTATCTTTTGGTGGCGGTTCAGCTCTATTTAATACGGCTACTCAAATGTCCTTTTACACAGCCGCAGATACTACGACTACCACAGGCACGGAAAGGCTGAAGATAGTCTCGGACGGTGAAATTCAGATTTTAGTTGATGGAACCTCTGGTGCGGCAGGTTGTCTTTCATTCGGGGCTGGGCAGGATGGGCAGATATTACATTCAGGCACGATATTCAGCATACAGAGCGATGCGACTACGGCAACGGACAGCCTTCTTTTGCGAGGCGGGACAAACGGAATAGATTTCAATATTGGTGCAACAGAGCAGATTACTTTAACTGATGGGAAGTTGGCCCCGACCACGAACAACGATATTGACTTGGGTGATAGCACTCATAAGTTCAAGGATGGATATTTCGCAGGTAAGCTGACGGTGGATGGAGAGATTGACCCGACAGCAGTTGACTTCTTGCAGATTACTACACCTGCTAACCCTGCCGCTAATCACAATAAGATATACTTCAAGTCAGACGATAAGTTATACAAACTTACTTCGGCAGGGGTTGAATCAGAAGTCGGTGGAGGCGGTGGTGGTGGTGAAACCCTCGCCCAGACCCTCGCTCTTGGGAATACTACTGGCGGGTATGACATTGATTTTAACGCCTCTGGCGATGTAATTGTCGGGAACTCCTACACTAGTATAGATCCGTATGGCAGAACCCTCCACGATTCTTCAGGCAATGAGACAGCAGGTTGGAGTAGTGGATACTTAACTATAGGTTCATCTGGTAATGCCTACATATCCGCAGGAGCCAATGGCGTAATGAGTTTGTATTCTTCAGATAGTGTTTCTGGCGGTTCATGGGAAATGCTCCAACTCGACGCTAATCTCGGAGTTAAATTGGTATCCGACCCATTTGCCGCAAACGGACAGCATATTTATCTTAAAGATGGAACAGGTTCTGGCGGCGGGAATCTGTATCTGGACGCAGGGAAACTTTATTGGGGAACATCTGGTTTCTACGCTGCCGATGAAAGCGGGTATGTTAATTTTTATTCTTCTAGCGGATTAATGTTTTTCTACGATAGTAGTGCTCTCAAAATACCATCAGACAAGTATTTGAACATGCAGGGTGGAGAATTAAGATTTGAAAGTGGGAGTAAGATTAAAGATGGCTCCAACACCAGCATAGACCCGTACAACAGATACTTATACGACAGCTCAGGACTTCCTACTTTAGACTGGGATTATAATGGTGATGTAACACCGCTACATACCTTAGACATGGGTTCAGCTAATATGAAATTTACTTCCGGAAGTTATACTATTACCGACGGCTCCGCCACCAGTATAGACCCGTTTAACAGACAGCTTCTTAATAGTAATGCAACTTGCACTTTTGACTGGAATGGTTCTGGAACTAACATAGGGCTTTCTATTCAAACCACAGGTCAAGCAAGATTCTATTCAGAACTCCAAGATAGTAGCGGAGACGGGTGGTTCCTTCCATCAACAAGAGCTTTAACCGATGCTTCCGATAATGCGTTAATCTCTTTGGCTGATAATGTGAACGCATATCTCTATTACAACAGCGGGGACTCAAGGTGGCACTTTACAAAGGATATTGATACCACAATCCAGACGATTTATGCCGATGATATTGTTATGGGTTCTGGAGCGTTAATTAAAGATGGCTCTAATACCAGTATAGACCCATATAATAGAAAACTTTATGCAATCGATGGGACAAGTGTTCGTTATGACTGGGAGAATAATCAGATATACGATAACGCAGGAACTCCAAGATTAAGCATAGACCCAAATGCCAGAAAAATCTATTCATATGATGGAACTGTTTTAATTGACTACAGTAATCAATATTTTGCAATTATGCCAGAATTGGCTGTTGGATATATTCACGACTCTACTTGGGCTCCGAAAATTCAGCTCGATCCCAGCTATTTGGGAGCATGGGGAGAGGGCTTCGTTCCTGCGTTGGACTGGTCAACCAGAAAGCTTTATGCAAGCGATGGGACTACCGCTGTAATTGACTGGACAAACACTCTCAATGCCTTAGTGCCATTGTCATTTAGTTCTAATGATATTGTAATATCTTCTAATATAGACGACACATCTAATTTTAAGAGCATAGACCCGAATAATAGGAAACTCTATGCAAGTGATGGGTCCACCGCTGTGCTTGACTGGAGTAGCAATTATTTAATCAGCACTCCAGAAGTATCAACCTCGTATATTTCTACTTCCAGTAATATAATAAAGATAGATGTAAATAACAGCCAGTTTGGTTTATGGGGTGCGTCTTTTGTCCCTGCGTTGGACTGGGCGAGCAGAATCCTCTATGCAAGCGATGGGACTACTGCAATACTTGACTGGTCAACTGACGGGACTGCGGAGTTCGGGGACAACAACGTAGAAACCGATGGAGCATTGACAATATCAGGTCAGTCAAGGGTATCGTCTGGGGGTTTTACCACAACAACGAATAATGCGGGCGTGTCCTCTGGCGGTGCAATTACCGTCCACAACAGCGGAACATCAGGAGAATTAGCAACTATAACGATAGAAGAAGGAATTATCACGGCGTACACAACAGTTCCATAAAAACAGGAGGTAGTAAATGAAGGTCTTGATTGCAGTAGTAGTGGCGGTGGTTTTTTTGTCGCAGGTGGCGTTTGCGGCGGATGTAACAATCAAAGGAGTGCCTGATGGTATTTCTGAGCAACAGGTTCAGGAGTGGGTTGCCATTCTAGTCGAAAGAGCGGAGAACGCAAAAGTCAACCAAATCAAAGAGGTTAAGGAAGCTGTCACTGAATCTCAGAAAAGCATCGACTCGTTCAGGAAAGCGAACTCCTTGAGCGCAAAATTTGAAAAAGCGGAAGTGGTAGAACCAGTCCAATGAAATACGTTATTGCGGCATTACTCATCCTTTTAGGTTTGGGAATGACAGAACTAATGATGCTTGTAGGAATCGTGACATGACAGAACCTTGCCCTGAAAAAGATAACATCAAAAAGCTCTTTGAATTTCATGAAGAAAAGAAAAACCAACTTCATGAAATGGAGAAGCGGCAGATTGCTATTGCGGCTGATGTTGCCCATGTCAAAAGTAGAATTGATAATGGGATGAGTCAAACCTTAAAGGAAATCAAAGACTATTTCCTTGAGTTTAAGGGCAAGGTCATGCACCACGATGACGTTATTAAGCGAATTGAGGACATCGGTTGGTGGGTGGTCAAGATAGGGGTTGCAGGAGCCGCCGTTGGCGGGATTGTCTGGCTTGCTACGCATGGGTGGAAACCGTGAGAATGTTATGGAAAATCTTCAAGAATGTCACAGACAGGTCGGATGTCACGCTTGTATAAATTTCTTGCAGGTTCTTGAAGCAAGAATTGCCTTTGTAAAAAAGGAGCTTGATTTACTGTCTGAAGTTTTAGAACGGTTCAATCTAAAAGAAAAGGGAGGAGAAAATGGGAATTAAAGAGTGGGTTCAAAACATCATCTTAAAGAAAGCGGTTCGCTCCGGGGTAGGAGTGGTCGTTGCATTTCTTTGTTCCGGGGTGATCGCCTCAGAACTTCAAAAGTATGGCGTGACCATCAACAAAGCCGAACTTGAGATTGCTTTGATGGCTCTTATCGGTGGCGGGATTGAGGCTTTGAGAGCATGGCTGAAGAACAAGTACAAAATAAACTTCCTATAAGGGAACGGCCTTGGTTTTTTCCTCTTATCTGGCTTGAGTGGGACGAGAAGGGTGAACGCTGGGTGTTCTTTAAATGGGTATGGGAATGGTGACTTATGGCAGAAGAAGGAAAACGAGTTACGCTAACGAATCGGTGGAAAGCGTGGTATCGAATTGACCCTGTGTGGGCTTGTGTTGGGGTCGGGTTGCTCCTTGCTTCGTTTGTGAGTTTGTGTTACCACTTTTGTTTTTTCATGAGCGGCACTTTCACCGGGATAGCTTTGATCTGTATGATTGTGTTCGCCTCGCTCCTAGAAGGTCTTTTTATCTGGCGGGCGATTGCCAAAAGCAAAGACCTGTGGTGGTGGGTCTGGTTTTGGGGAGCGTGGATCATGGGTGGTGTTGCTATTTGGGAGATCGCCTCCTACTTTTTTGGAAGCCGAATATGAGCGAAGATTCTTTCTGGAACAATAAAGAAGAGTTTTTTATCGGGGCTTGTCTACAGTTCCCGCTCTACTTCATCGTGGGATGGTGGATTCTTCCCGTTATGCTCGTCTGCGGTATTCTTTGGAGGCTTGGGGGGTGGTCAAATGGTGCGAAGATTTTTAGATGGGCTGGCGTGCCTTTTGTTGTTTGTTTATCTGCTTTTTATATGGGTGTTGGGGGCTGTATTTTTCTTGCTTTGCCATTTATGGTCAAGATTGCGCCTTCTTATGGGAAGGAATCATGGCTCTTTAAGCTCCTGAAGAACGATTTTCTGACCCGGCTAATCTGCTTCACTTGGTACTGGACAGCGTTTGGTATAATTTATTGGGGGATCAAATGAGAACATTGGCAACAACCGCGAATTTCGGAGCCGCAAAAGCCGGGCTTTCTACGGTCGGGTATACAGTCTACGATTCTGTCGGAGCCGTTTCTCAGGCAAGATCAACGTCCGGGGTCGCCCAGATCGCGGCAAGCACCGGGATTTACCGGGCGTTAATTTCCGTAGCGGAAGATTTTAAAGGGTTCGTGCTTTGGGATACCGGAGACGCTTCGATCCGATACGCCGCGGAAAGCATAAATCCCGATGTTGGGAACACGGTTGGGCAAACGACCGATGAAATAAGGACTCTTCTCCGCGGATTGAACGCTTCGATAATAAATCATATCGACGTTGCATTAAAGCGAAAAACTCCGAAGATCAAGGAAATCGACACAGATGCCCTAAAACGAGAGATCTTGGAGGGGGTGCGGGATTCTGTCGGTTCGATAAAGATACCGCCGCAGAACGTGGTTGTGCCGCAGGAAATTGATTTTACAGGGGTTTTAAGGGCTGTTTCCGATGTAAAAAGCGCGGTTTCTGGAATTAAGATCCCGGCCCCGGAAAAAGTTGATTTTGGGGAAACCCACAAAATTCTCCGATCGATCCTTGAAAGGTTCTCGGAGGTTTCAAAAATCAACGATCATATTTCAAGGCAGGGCTCGGAACTCTCGTCGTCCGTAGTTAAAGCGCTTCTGTCTTTCTCTGATAAGAACAGTAGGGACATGCTCACGGTCATTCAGAAAATGAAGGAAAGCATTGACGAGATCCTTGAGAAATTCCCAAAACTTTGCGAGGTGGCCGATATCAGAGCCCATGCGAAAGACATGGAAAGACGGGAAAAAGAAAGAACCGAACTCGAGTCTCTTAGGCAACACATCCGGAACCTTGAATCGTCATTATCGTATGCCAATGGAGAGCTTTCCGAATACAGAAAAAACATGACAAAATTCTTGGGAGTTTACAGGGGGTAACATGGCAAAAATAACAGCGCTTCAGGCATTAAACAAAGTCCTTCAGAGGATCGGCGAGGGAACCGTAGCCGCTCTTACTTCTCTTACCACGATCCAGACCGTAGCGTTTGAATCCTTGAACCGGGCGCTTCTCGAGCTCACGCAAGATATCAACCTGAAGCCCACGGAAAAGAGGGGGAAAATATTCCTCAAAGATGAACTTTACAGGTACGCGACCCCATCTGATTTTGACAGGTTCGCCGGTCCGGAGGATTCTTTCAAGAATCCTGAGGAATCGTACATCGACCTTGACGGAACGAACAGTTATCTTTCCACACCCGCTTCCCCGGCGATCGATCTTTCAAGCGGGATCTGGACTTTTGACGCTCTGGTTCTTGTCGATTCCCTTTCCTCTGAGAGGACCCTCTTCGGACAAAAAACCGATGATTTGAATTATGTTCGCGCTTATATCGATACAGACGGATCGATCAAGATCCGGGTTAAAGACACCGCTCTTTTTACCGTGGCGGTAGCGACCGCGGCAGGAGTTATTACGACCGGGCGCTATTACAGGATCCGGCTTGTTGAGAATGGGGACACCTTCTACATTTTTGTGGACGGGAAAGATAAGGCCGCGAGCGGGAACACGAGCGAAACGAGTCGCGCCGTGCTCTACACCGGCAACTTCGAGATCGGGAGGTTGAATGTTTCCGGGCTGGAAGGGTATTTTGACGGAAGGATGCGCGAGGTCCGGCTCTCGAACTCAGCAAGGAGCACGACAAACTACGATTGGGAATCGAATCCTTACGAGGACGATTCCGCAACGAAGTTCTTGCTCCATGGGGAAGGCATAAAGAACTCGGTGGATATCGTGGAGTCCGGGTCCAATGCGCTTGTTTTCTCGGCGGCGGGAAGCGCAAAGATCGACGTTGAAAGAAAGCAAAAGGGGAACATCCTCTACAAGACCACGGATGAATGGGATCAGCTTCTTCCGGAGGGCGTTAGATCGGACAGGACCGGCTGGCCGGACTCGATCGCTTATGTCCGCGGCCGGATCGAGGTTGATCATATTCCGACCGTCACGGAAAAAGGGAAGGTGATCGAATACCGGTATTTCCAGATCCCGACGCTTTTCTCCACGAGCACTTCGACGGGGACGAGTTTCATGCCTGAGGGATGGGATCAGACGGTGCTCCCCGACTACGCGACATGGATGACAATGCAGTATATGGGGCATCCAGAAATGAACGATTATTACTTCAAGCTTTTTGGGGATCCAAGGAACAAACAACCGGAGGGGGAAGTCTCTCGGTTTAAAAGAGCGTTCAGTCAGCCGGCGCTCAAACCGACAATGGACTACCATTTCTAATGGCGAAAGAAGATACGTCCGCATTTAGAAGATCGCCTTATCTTGGGAAGCGCGCGAAGCTTGGGGACTACGCTTTTGAAGAACACTACGGAGTTTCAAGGCTTACGGAGGATATCGCTCTCCCGGACAAGTATTGGTGGACGCTCCGGAACGCTTATGTGACGAAGAACAATTTCATTCAGCAGAGGAACGGATACACAAAAATCACGGCAAGTTCGATCGGCGCGACCACGAAGATCCGCAAAATGTTCGAGTATGAGTCCAATGCCGGCGCAAAAACTTTGATTGCCCGCGCTGGGACAGCATGGTATCGGCTCTCTGGCGACACGCTTATTTCTCTTGACGGAAGCAGAACAAACGACGTTTACGGACAGGCGGCGCAATACAACGGGAAGCTTTACATGGCAGACGGAGGGACCCTCCGGCAGATGACCGCCGCTTATGTCGTCACGACCCCATCAGCTTCTCAGCCGTCAACAGTTTCATGCGTTCACACCCATAACCACCGCCTGATTGTCAATGACGATGCGAACCCTCTTCAGACCGCATGTTCAAAAGTTGACGAACTTGATTTTTCTACAGCCGTTGATGACGCGATCATTCTTGATCTTTCGTTGAGTATACCTGGCGGGGACAAGATCATAGGGTATTCGACATTCCTAGAGAATTTCCTCGTGATCTGGATGAAACGGCATATTGCGATCTATTATCTTCCGACCACTTTTAACGATATCGCGCTTCAGCAGATAATCGATGTTTCGGTCCTGAGTTATGACGGGATTGTAGCGGTTGGGAACGATCTCTATTTCCCGTCTGACTCAGGATATAAATCCTTGATCGCGTCCGTCGGGACACGGAATGTCATGGATCTTAACGACGTTTCAAAGCACTTGGACCCCTATTACCGGCAGATGATCGGGACGCTCTCGGACGCAAGAGACATAAACGCGGTATTTTACCCGAAGCTGAACCATGTTTATTTCACGCTCCCTTTCACGAACTCCCCGGAGTGGTGGGTGATCTCGAAGGACCTTGAATCCGCGACCGGAGGGAAAGGGAATATCGGCGGCGGCCCTTATACCGGAATGA